GATATACAGCTAGTATTTCAACTAGCTTTGGAAGTTCAAAATACACAAGCGGCGGAGCTGCAGCTGCTGCTAGGGCATCATTAGTAAGTAATTTTGGATGGTCAATAGTTGATGGAGGTACTGCTTAAATAAATAAATAAATATGATTGAATTAAAAAATACAAGTATTTGCTATCCACCTAATGAAACTTGGTTTATATGTTGGGATAATACTAGAGCAGAAATAAAAGCATTTGGTTCTATTCTAACAGACCAATGTTTAGAAACTCCTTGGGTTGAAATAGACTATTATAACAACGAAGAGCAATGGATAGAAATACTGGTTAAAAATGGAATAAATCCATTTGAATAAAACTGAAAATACAATATTAACAACAATATAATTATGAATATCTACAAGACAGTATTTGATACAGAACAACAAGGTAAAGACGTTTTAATACAAAAAGACGTTTGGGCTGAGGTAACAGAAGAAGGTGTTACAACGATGCAGTATATCAACGGAACAAAGGCAGTTGTTAATATTGGTAAGGTTATAGACCCTGCTAAAACAACAGATCCTGAAAATCCTGTATATTACCCAGGATGGGCTTATGATATTATGAGTACAGATGACTTAGACTTCGGAAGTAATGAGGTTTACCCAGGCGATGCTTCAGCACATCAGTTCTATGGATTTCCTAGAAATGCAGAAGTTCCACCACCACCTGTAGAAGAAGAAGTAAATTTATAATAAATAGTGTAACTATGCCAATATAACCAATTAAATTAAATAAAATGGGAAAATTAACAGATGAACAATTAAAGTCTATTAAAGACGCAACAGGAAAAATGAACTCTATACTTACAGAAGTAGGATTTTTAGAGGCAAGAAAGACAGAGTACCTATCAGCTCATTTTGAAGCTGCAAAAGAACTAGATAGTATCAAGGCTGAAATCAGAGAAGAGTATGGTGATATAACTGTAAACTTAACTGATGGTACTTATGAGGAAGCTAAGCAAGAAGAAACAAAAACTCTTGAAATAGCAGAATAATGAGTTCTGTTGTAAGAAAAATAAGTATAGGTTCTGACTATAAGAACGACGCTATGCACTATTCAGTAGGGCAAAACGTTTATGGTGGACATACTATAGATTGTATACTGCACGATGTGCAATCTAATTCTTACAGTATTTATATAAAGAAAGGAAACGAGGTTATGCCATGGAAGAAGTTTAATTCTAACATGGCAATATCCGTTGAGTATGATTTAGAATATTAAATGAGAAGTCTATACGATTTTATCGTCAAACCTATTGGCGATAGATACGATAACAATATAAAGTTAGGCGACGCTACATTAATACTAAACACTAAAATTGAAGACTTTAAGTCTGTAAATAATTTAGCTATAGTAGTTGAAACGCCAAAAGCTTTTAAAACAAATATAAAAAAAGGTGACATAATAATAATACATCACAATGTATTTAGAGTTTTTTATGATATCCGAGGCAACAAGAAAAGAAGTAGATCTCACTTTAAAAACGACTTGCACTTTTGTTCAGCAGATCAAATATATTTGTATAAAAATACAAGGGATTGGAAATCATTTGGAGACAGATGTTTTGTAATGCCTTTAAAAAACAAAGACACTTTAAGATCACAAAAAGAACAAGACCTTATTGGTATATTAAAAATAGGTAATAGTTCTTTAAAAGCGCTTAATATCAGTCCAGGGGATGTCGTAGGCTTCACGCCAGGCAGTGAATGGGATTTTATAATAGATGATCAAAGAGTTTATTGTATGAAATCTAATGATATTGTAATAAAGTATGAACACGAAGGAAACGAAGAAGAGTATAATCCTAGCTGGGCAAAAAGCAGTTGAAGAATTAATTAAAGTAGCTAAAGAAGCTATTGTTGATTCTGGAGACGATATAACAGCTGATAGATTAAAAAATGCTGCTGCTACTAAAAAGCTAGCAATATTTGACGCTTTTGAAATACTTACTAGAATAGAAGCAGAGGAAGCTTTGTTAAACGACAATCCAAAAGAAGTTAAAGAACAAAAAGCTTTTAGAGGGTTTGCTGAAGGAAGATCTAGATAATGTACGAACAAACTTTAGTAACAGTATTAAAAGACTATATAAAACCAAAAGTATTAAAGAGGTTAAATAGATATAAGAAGTGGAATTACGGATACAATGAAGAATATGATGTTATTGTAATTAGTAAAACCGGACAGGTAGGGGAAGTTTACGAAATACAGGGATTAAAAATAGCGTTGCCAAGAGCAGAAGACGTTATTGAATTTAAAGATAAAAAATGGCAATATACTCAATATCCTAAAGAGCTTTCTAAAATTAAATCAGTGTTTGACTGGGATGAGTACCCTTCAGATTTTAAAGAAAAGTGGTATGACTATATTGACAAAGAGTTTAAAAGGCGTGACGAAGGTTTTTGGTTTATTAATGAAAACAAGCCTTCTTATATTACTGGTACTCACTACATGTACTTGCAGTGGTCCAAAATTGATGTTGGGCAGCCAGACTTTAGGGAGTCAAACAGATTATTCTATATATTCTGGGAAGCTTGTAAAGCAGATGAACGGTGTTACGGAATGTGTTATCTTAAAAACCGACGGTCAGGTTTCTCTTTCATGGCATCAGGCGAGACGGTTAATCAGGCAACAATATCCACAGATTCAAGATTTGGTATTTTATCAAAGTCCGGGCCAGACGCCAAAAAGATGTTTACTGATAAGGTCGTACCCATCTCAGTTAACTATCCCTTCTTCTTCAAACCAATCCAGGACGGTATGGACAGGCCGAAGACGGAGCTTGCATACAGAGTACCAGCATCAAAATTCACCCGTAAAAAGCTTGACACCAACGAGAAATTACAGGAGATCACAGGTCTCGACACAACGATCGACTGGAAGAACACCGGGGACAACTCGTACGATGGTGAAAAATTAAAACTATTAGTACACGATGAAAGTGGAAAATGGGAAAGACCTACAAATATATTAAATAACTGGAGAGTTACAAAAACTTGTTTAAGATTAGGTTCTAAGATTATAGGTAAGTGTATGATGGGTAGTACGTCTAACGCTTTAGATAAGGGTGGTGAAAATTTCAAAAAATTATACTATGACTCCGACGCAACAAAAAGAAATGCAAATGGACAAACTCGTTCAGGACTCTATAGTTTGTTCATTCCTATGGAATGGAACTACGAAGGATACATTGATTCTTATGGATTTCCTGTATTTGAAACACCAAAAAAAACAATTGAAGGACCTGACGGATCTGTTATAAAACAAGGTGTAATTGATTATTGGAATAATGAAGTTGAAGGTTTAAAAGGAGATCAAGATGGTTTAAATGAATACTACCGTCAATTTCCAAGAACAGAGCAACACGCTTTTAGAGATGAGGCAAAACAATCTTTATTCAACTTAACGAAAATATACGAACAGATAGATTATAACGAAGATCTTAGAAACACATCGATAATAACCACTGGAAGTTTTATGTGGGAAAACGGAATTAAAGATACTAAAGTTATATTTGTGCCAAACAAAAATGGCAGGTTTAATGTAAGTTGGGTTCCACCTGTTCAATTGCAAAACAGGGTTATAGTAAAAGGTAACACAAAATATCCAGGTAACGAGCACTGCGGTGCTTTTGGTTGTGATAGTTATGATATATCAGGTACGGTTGACAAAAGAGGTTCTAATGGAGCTTTACACGGTTTAACTAAGTTTAGTATGGAAGATGTTCCGCCTAATAGATTTTTTTTAGAATATATAGCTAGGCCACAAACTGCTGAAATATTTTTTGAAGACGTATTGATGGCTTGCATATTTTACGGTATGCCATTACTTGCTGAAAATAACAAACCTAGATTACTGTATCATTTTAAAAGAAGAGGTTATCGAGGCTTTTCAATGAACAGACCTGATAAAAGATTAAACAAATTATCTGTAACTGAAAGAGAGATAGGTGGTATACCAAACTCTAGTGAAGATATAAAGCAAGCACACGCTGCAGCTATAGAATCATACATAGAAACTTGTGTTGGAAGAACAGAAGCTGGTTATGGAGATATGTACTTTCAAAGAACATTAGAGGACTGGGGTAAATTCAATATAAATAATAGAACAAAACACGATGCTTCTATAAGTTCAGGGTTAGCAATAATGGCTTGTAACAAAAACTTATATTCGCCGGTTAGTCCAGTGCAAAAAAAGGTTTACGATTTAGGAATTAAAAGATATGATAATAGAGGTTCTATGTCTAAAATATTAAGATAAATGAAAATACAAACAAATACCGATAGTTCTTTCCCTAACCAGGTTGTTAGCGACGAAGTAAAAGCTAGTTATGATTACGGCTTACAAGTCTCTAGAGCTATTGAACAAGAATGGTTCAATCAAGGAAGAGGTAATGGTAATAGATACTTAAACAATTGGAATAGCTTTCACACATTGCGTTTATACGCTAGAGGAGAGCAATCAATACAGAAGTATAAAGATGAATTGTCTATAAACGGTGATTTATCTTATCTTAATTTAGACTGGAAGCCAATACCAGTTATATCAAAATTTGTAGATATAGTTGTAAATGGTATGTCTAATAAGACCTATGAAATAAACGCCTTCGCTCAAGATCCGTTTTCCACAAAAAGTAGAACAGATTACGCAGCAGCTGTACAAAGAGATATGAACACTAAAGAAGCTCTACAAAATATACAGCAAAACCTAGGAATGGACTTTTCTATGACAGGTGACTTAGAGGCTTTACCTGAGAACAAAGAAGAGTTGGATATTCACATGCAGATGACATACAAGCAAAATGTTGAAATTGCAGAGGAAGAAGTAATAAACAACGTGCTTTCGTTTAATAAATATGATGAAACCAAGAAAAGGCTAGCTCATGACTTAACTACTATAGGTATTGGAGCTGTTAAAACATCGTTTAATAAATCAGAGGGAATAGTAACTGATTATGTTGATCCTGCTAATATGATTTATTCATATACAGAGGATCCAAACTTTAGAGATATATACTACGTAGGTGAAGTTAAATCTATATCGTTATCAGAACTTAAAAAGCAATTTCCATCAATATCACCAGCTGAGCTAGAAAAGATACAAGACATGCCTGGTAATTCACAGTATGTAACCAACTGGGGTAATTACGATGAAAACACAATACAGGTATTATATTTTGAATACAAGACATACTCAGATCAAGTATTTAAAATAAAAAGAACAGAGCAAGGTTTAGAAAAAACACTAGAAAAACCAGATACGTTTAATCCTCCAGCTAATGATAACTTTGAAAGAATATCTAGAACAATAGAGGTATTATATACTGGAGCAAAAGTGTTAGGTACAAATACAATGCTAGAGTGGAAGTTGGCTGAAAACATGACTAGACCAACC